GGGGCTGTAGCTCAGTTGAGAGAGCGCCGCACTTGCACTGCGGAGGTCGCAGGTTTGATCCCTGTCAGCTCCACCAACTAACAAGACAAGTAAAGAGTAACGATTGGAGATTCGACTTTACGGATAGTTAAAGATGTATAGAGCTTGTCTTGTTATAAAATATAAGACTTCATTAACAAACTTAGGTCAGCCGTATTAGGGTTGAAGTTTTATCCACAAAAAAAGGGGAACTTTTCAGTTCCCCTTTTACGTGCTTAATAGTGTAGGACTATCAAACTATTCCGTACCTACTTACGAAATAAACCCACCAACACCAACAAGGCGACGAGTCCGGCGAAACCCGATTCGCCAAACTTGTTTATGATGGATGTCAGGTTACCTATAACATTAACGCCAAAGATACCAGTTCCAAAAATTACTTCAGAAACAGCACCTATAGCTACAAAAGATAATAGTAAATGAGCTAAGTCATTTACATATCCATTGATCATTGTTATGAGTTCCTTCATGGTTTTCTCCCGTTAGTTAGAAACAAAAAGGTCTCTCAGTTAACAACCAAGAAACCTTCAATAATAACTATTATAACAATAAATAATAAATTTCAATATATATTTATATATCAATGTTTTTAGGTTATATAATATTTATTATTGAGTAATAACATTTAAGGTGAATTATGGCTATAGATTATGAAATCTTTGAGGGAAAATCACTTTCCTCTTTATTTAAAGATATATACAAAAATACAGAGTTTAATCGTAAACAACTTGACGTATTAACAAAAGAACTTGTTCAGTTCATTAAAGACGGTGATACAGCCGTACAGATAGTACCTATGATAAAAGAGTATCTGGAAATTAATGTTAAAAATGATGACCAACTTGTTAAGATGGCTGGTATTGTACAACGACTTATTTCCGCTGAAAACAGAGTTAGTTCAGAAGATGAATTTGGTTTATCAGATAAAGAAAAAGAACAACTACTTACAGGATTAGAGGATAGTATAAAAGATATACAAATGGAATCAGATAAAATACATAGTAAAATAGAAAATGTAAAAAAGGTTAACTAAATGGCTTATAGACAAAAAATATCTCAGGATACAACTACAAGCATACCTGGTGGTGTTCCTACAATTGGTAAAGTAATTAGTCTAATTAAACAACAAATTAATAATCAACAGTTTGATTTTTATGAATTAGAAACATTTGAAGTAACTAAAGTTTTAGTTGATTATGAAGACTTACCAAAACAAAAAGACGGACATCCAGATTATTCTTATTATGGTGCTGTAGCAGGTAGGTTTGTAATTAATAAAGCTCAAAGTATAAAACCAGAAGATAGTCCGCAATTAGTAAGACCAGTAGACCCGAAAATAAAAAATTATCCTGTTGTTGGTGAGTTAGTTGTTGTAGGTAATTATAACGGTAAAAGTTATTACTGGAATACATTAAATAATTTTAATTTAGTAAATGAAAACTCAGTTCCTGGTATAAGTTATATAGGAACTGGAGAATCACCACCAATGGCACTTACAAAATTTGGAAAAAGATTTGAAAGAAATGGATCTATTAGACAAGTAAAGGCAGAAGAAGGTGATTTAATATTACATGGTAGATTTGGTAATTCTATAAATTTAGGAAGTAATAGTAATAGTCCAGTTATAAAAATTCGTTCTGGACAAAGAACTGATTTACAGGGAGTGATTAGAGAAAAAGATAAACCTGAAGTTAAAAGTTTAAAAAATATTGTTAATCGTGGAGGACCGATACCAGAAGATATTAATAAAGATAAAAATTCTATATATTTATCTACAGATAAAAAATACACTATACGTAATTCAAATGATAAATTTAGTCCTTTAGAAGCTAGTGGTAATAGTATTATTGTAAATTCTGATAAATTAATATTTAATGGTAGAAATGGAAATGTTAATATTAGAGCCTCAAAAAATTTAGTTCTTGAAGGTGATGAAGTTTTTGTAAATGCTACAAAGGCTGAGAATATAAAATTAGGTGACCCCAGAGCGAAATTTATACCAACTGTTAATAGTTCAGAGTTAGTAAAAATAATAGATGGTATTATAAAAGCAATATCTGATGGAGCAAACGCGTTTACAACCGAAACTGGAGCTGGTAAAACCATACAAGCGCTATTAAAATTGCTACCCGATACAAAAAACATTTTAAATAAAAATGTAAAAGTGGCAGACCCAAATTTTAAATTACCAGATTTACCTAAGATACCAGAAATATTTGAAATACCTGAAGTAAAATTACCTGATATACCAAAACCAGATATATCAAACATAGATGTTGACATGGAAAAATTAGAAACATTAGAAAAAATAAAAAACCTGTAAGGAGTTAATTATGACTAAACAAGAGTTACAAAAAATCATACAAGAAGCAGTTCGTAGAGAAGTTAAAAAAGAAATAAAAAAGATATTTATTAAAGAGGAGACTAACACTCAATTAAAAAGCGTAGCTCCACAAAAACCGAAACCAAATAGAGAAAAACACTTCACTAAAAATAAATCTTTAAATAAAGCTTTAAATGAAACAGTTGGATTAATTAACTCAGAAAACCAATCTGGTGACTATCCGACTTTAAGTGGTGGGACATTTGATTCTTCACGTATGAGTGAACTTATGGGGTATGGTAAATCAGAAGAGGTTCAACGTGATATGGTAGCTGTAGATACTCTTCAAAAAGCAGGTAAATCGTTGGAAGAAGTTCCTGAACACGTAACAAATGCTTTAACAAGAGATTACAGTGGTTTAATGAAAGCTATGGATAAAAAAGGATAAGTAGATGGCTTCAAGTGCAAAAGAATTAGATTTAAATCCAGATGTTTATATAGGATTAACATATCCTATTAGACAAGGTACTAATACAGATTTTGAATTAACAAAGTCTTCTTTTGAACAAGCAGAGTATAATTTAACAAATTTACTTTTAACTCAACGAGGAGAAAGACCATATCAACCTGAATTTGGTAGTAATTTAAGAAGACTTTGTTTTGAACAAGTAGATGATGAGTTAATTGAATCAATTGAGTTAGATGTTAAAAATACAGTTGAACAGTGGTTACCTTATATTATTATAAATGAGATAGAAGTTTTAACGGATGATGGTAACGCAAGTAAAATTTATGTACAAATAAAATATTCAATTACTATTGAATCATTTAAAGAAAATACTGTATTAGTAGCATTTGATTCAATAACTTAAATAGGAAATATAAATGGCTCGAACAAGTATAAAAAAGAACGTAGTTAAAGAAGTAAATTATCTTAATAAAGATTTTAGTGATTTTAGAGATAATCTTATAGAATTTGCTAAACAGTATTTTCCAAATACTTATAATGATTTTAATGAAGCTTCACCTGGTATGATGTTCATAGAAATGGCAGCCTATGTCGGAGATGTACTTTCTTATTATATAGATTCTACATTTAGAGAATCATTATTAGCTTATGCTGAAGAAAAAAGAAATGTTTATAACATAGCACAATCATTTGGTTACAAACCTAAAACAACATCACCAGCATCAGCAGTGTTAGATGTATTTCATACAATTCCGGCAGTAAATAATAAACCAGATTATAGATATGCATTAAATGTAAAATCTGGAATGACGGTAAAGGCAAGTTCTACAGGAACAACATTTAGAACAGTAGAAGATTGTAATTTCAAATTCACGAGTTCATATAGTCCACGTGAAACTACTATATTTGAAAAAGACGGTTCTACACCAACAAAATGGTTATTGAAGAAAAAAGTTAAAGTAGAGAGTGGTACAGTAGCTTCAGAAACATTTACATTTAATTCAGCTGAAAAATATTCACAAGTTAAATTATCAAATACAGATATTATAGAAATAATTTCAGTAACAGATACAGATAATAATAGTTGGTATGAAGTTGATTCTCTCGCAAGAGATACAATTTTTGAAGATATGGAAAATAATTCAACTAATGACCCAACTTCAGTTATTAATGCTGATACTGCTCCATATATTTTAAAACTAAAGAAAACTTCTCGTAGATTTACTACATATATAGATGAGAAAGATAAAACAATATTAAGATTTGGAGCTGGTATATCAGACAATGCAGATGAAGAGATAATACCAAATCCAGATAGTGTTGGTTCTACATTACCAGGTAGTCCGTCCCATTTAACGAAAGCATTTGACCCTTCAAATTTTTTAAAAACAAAAGCTTTTGGGTTAGCACCATCTAATACAACACTTACAGTTAAATATGCACACGGAGGAGGTATTAGTGATAATGCTAATGCAAATAATATTACAGAAGTATCAAGTGTTAGTTTTGACATAGCAGATAATTTATTATCAGCCACATTAGTACAGAATGCTAAAGATTCATTAGCAGTTACTAATCCAAATCCAGCAACTGGAGGTTCTGCAGGACAAAGTATTAGAGAAGTTCGTGAAAGTGCACTTGCATATTATCAAGCACAACAAAGAGCAGTTACTAAAGAAGATTATATAGTAAGAGTTTATTCTTTACCACCTAAATATGGTAATATAGCTAAGGCATTTATGGTACAAGATGATCAACTTAATGAAACTGTAGGTATAGAAAAACAAAATAGTTTGATTACAGCTCAAGATGTTGGTAAATCAGTTAAATCAATTTCAGCAAGAATACCGAATCCATTAGCAATGAATTTATACACTCTTGGATATAATGTAAATAAAAATTTAGCACCATTAAATCAAACAGTAAAACAAAATTTAAAAACTTATTTATCACAATATAGATTGGCAACTGACGCAATTAATATTAAAGATGCTTATATTATAAACATCTCAGTTAATTTTGCAATTTTAACTAAACTTGGATTTAATAAGAATGATGTACTTCTTAGATGTATATCTACAGTTAAAGAGTTCTTTGATATAGATAGATGGCAAATTGGTCAACCAATAATATTAACGGATATAGCATATGAATTGTCATTAATTGATGGAGTTGCTTCAGTAGTAGCACCAACGGAAAATAACCCTGATAAGTTACCAATAGTGGTAGAAAATAAATATAAAATACAAGATGGGTATTCGGGTAATTTTTATGATATACAAAGTGGAATGATAGAAAGCATATTATATCCTGCTTTAGACCCAAGTATTTTTGAAGTTAAATTTCCTAACTCTGATATTAAAGGTAGAGTTTTAGGTGATAATTTAGGTATAATGGAGTAAGTTAATGCATTATTTTACATTCGCAGACAAAGACACAACACTTTACCAAGCAAGTAGTAGCATGAATACTGGTCTGGATGAAATATTAGAAATTAAAAAAGATGTTAGTGATACTGGAGCTTCAGTAAATGTTTCTCGTATTTTAATAAAGTTTGATTTATCATTTATTTCTAGTTCAATAGTGTCTGGTTTAATACCGACACCAAGTACAGCAGGTTCACGGTATTATTTAAATTTATATGACGCTCGTTCAAGTAATTTAGCAGTTTCTCAAAGTTTATATGCACACCCAATAAGTGGTTCTTGGACAATGGGCGGCGGACATACTTATGATGACCCGATATCTAAAGAAGGAGCAAGTTGGATATATAGACACGGTAAAGTTAATGGACAACTTTGGCTTAATACAGTAAGTTCATCTGGGGGTCAATGGTATTCTGGTAGTGGATATGAAGGGTCTTTTGGATTTAACCATAAAACTTCAGATATGAGGATGGAAGTAACTGATATCGTAAAAGCTTGGTTGAGTGGTTCAATATCTAATGAAGGTTTTATGATTAAACGAAGTGGTAGTATAGCGAATACACACACTGGTAGTGATGAAGGTAATACGGATAGATTTGGTAATTTAGCATTTTTCTCATCTGATACTCATACGAAATATCCACCTACATTAGAAACTGTTTGGGACGATTCCAAATGGTCTACAGGGTCATTATCAGCATTATCTCAAACTAATTTAGAGGATATGGTTCTTTATATGAAAGGGTTAAGACCAGAATATAAAGAAAAATCAAAAGCTCGTTTTAGAGTTGTTGGACGAGAAAGATTTCCAGATAAAACTTATTCAACAACACCATCTAATTTAACTGTAAAATATTTACCAAGTACTTCATCTTACTATTCAATTGCAGATGCTGAAACAGAAGATGTTATAGTTCCTTTTGGTAGTGGGTCAAAATTAAGTTGCGATAGTACTGGTAATTATTTTAATCTTTGGTTTAATGGATATCAACCCGAAAGATATTATACTCTTAGATTTAGAGTAGTAAGTGGTAGTGGTACGGTAGACGAAACAGATCAATATTTTGATGAGGGATTTACATTTAAGGTTTCGTTGTAATGCCATATACAAGAGATGAGTTGAAAACTGTAGAGTTTTATCAAGAGTTTATTCAAGAATTAAGAACAAAATATCTTACCAACATGGAAAACTTATCAGAAGTCAATTTTAGAAAAGATGGTGTGTTATATTCGTTTGAGGATATCATTACTGGATTAGGAATTGAAGATGTAAATGTAGATGATAGTTTATATTCATTTTTATATGACGGCGTTACAGGGTCGGATAAAAGACAAAATCAATTTACAGTAAATAATCTTTCACAAAGAAAATACATTAAAAATAGTAATTTAGAAAAGATTATAGATAGAAGTATATCAGAATTATCAGATTCACAATTTGCACAAACATTACCAGAGGGAATCGTAAATGGTGATGTGGTAACAAATGAAATAACAACAGATTTTACAAAATGGTTAATAGAAAACAATCAAAAAAGAATATTTCCAGATGAAGCTACATTTTATGGAGCGGGCGGTGATTATACAAGACTAAAAAATCTTACTGTTAATGAACTTAATCAAATACCAGATGGAGAACCCGTAGACTAATGAGTAGATTAAATAAAACAGACTTAGAACTTTTACAAACTGGTCAGAGCGTTGATTTGTCTGCAGAAGAGAATGCATATTTAGGGGGAGAGTTTACAGAAAATCCTAATGATTATGTTGAAGTTTTAATATATGATACCAAAGAAAATTTTTTAGAAAGTGCTGTAGTTGACAGTCAAGATTATATTGTTGATGGAGGAATAAAATTAAAAACAGGCACTATATTAAGAAAGTTAGGTTATGAAAAAGGTCGTTATATTGTAAAATACAATTTTTTAAGAAAAGTTGCAGGTTCATATGAAAATATATTAGTAGGAGCAAATAACCAGAGGTATACTGGAGAATTTGACCCAAATAATAAAACAGATATAGATAGAATTGGTAATGATTTGTTTATAAAAGAATATAAATATTTTATACATGAAATATCACCAAGTAAACATGAAGTAAGATTAGCAGTTGATACAATTAAAGAACCAGAACACAATCATAGATATTTACGTGATTTTTATAATATGCAAAAAACAACTAAAAGAGTTGCATCACTTGGAGATGAAGACTTAAGTTTAATGTTTATAAAACCAGATAATAATGAAATAGGTAAAAGTCTTGAATTGCAATTTGTAAATTCAAGTAATACTTTTACACAACAAATGCTAGGCGGAACAATAAATTTAAATCAAGCATTTGTTACTAAAATAATTCCACCAGATACACCTAAAGAACAAGGTCCAGGTTCAAATCCTCTTAGTGAAATGCAGAGTGAAACATTAACTGCAAGATTTGGTATAACTAAT